AAGAGGCTATACTATATATCGCTAACCCTTATAGCGGGAACCCTTATTACGGAGTCCCTAATTACATCTCTGCTTATCACTACATTGCATCTGACTTTGAATTTGGTAAGCACATTAAGAACTCTGCTGAAAATGGGTTTACACCGAAAGTCCTCGCTACCTTCATTGGTCGCAATATGTCAGCCGAGCAAAAGGCTGCTGAGTACCTTAAATTTAAAGAGTCTTTCACAGGCCCTGAAGCGGATAACTTCATTGTAAGTTGGGTTAAAAAGGATGAGGATGCACCTAAGTTTACACCGCTTGATGTTGCGAACTTAGATAAAACCATAGATGTCCTTTCACGATTGAACGATGCTAAAATTCTTACTGCTCATAACATTACTAGCCCTACACTATTTGGTGTTATGGTTAGTGGTAAGTTGGGCGGCACAGGGAACGAACTTGTTACCGCATACCAAATTTTTAGAGCAACTGAAACGCTACCTAACAGGGAAATTATAATGGATGGAATTAACCGAGTGATGTCTACTGTCGGATACGATAAAATGGAACTCGGTATAGTTGAAGAAGAAATTAATCTTGAAAGCATCAAAGGTGCTAACACAAGCGATATAACAAATGGTTAAGGTAATTTTTATTGATGACAACTATCTCTACCAAAACTTTCCTCTACCAAAGAGGTTAGATAGAGCAGCCTTGTTGTCTATTATTCAACTAGAACAATACACATCTATTCAGGATTTGTTGGGAACTTGTTTGTATGAACACTTGGAAGGTCAAGTGTTTGACCAAGCACTCACTACTGAGGAGACTGAGTTGTTTAAACTCGTAAAATACAGTTTGGCTATGTACGCTGCTAGAGCGACTGTTTCTATTATGAGAACAGGTGCAGCAAACACTAAGAATGAGGAGTCCGTACAGGACCAATATGTTATTGACACATTGATTTCTCAGATTGACAGCAAGTCAAAATATATCAATGCTCGTATTGTAGATTTAATTAAGAGTACTACGGCTTTAAAAGATATTGCAACAGCAGATACTTGTACTAACGATTTGTTTGATGACAATGATGTTTACCAAGGTGCTGTGTACTACCCGAAAAATATTAATACTGATACCTGCGAATAATGCAAGACCCTAAGAAAGTAAATGTAAGCAACGCTGTTGTTGCAGATGGTAAAACATACTCTATTGAGTTTCATCAAGACACACACGACACCAATGTAAAAGTTGTTGATGGTGGTGTAGCGACTTACTATCCTATCGGTGGTGGTACTTCAAGAACAATTGAGTATTGGGAGAACACACTTAATGGACCTCAATCGGTATTAGCAAATACACCAACAACATTGGTGAATGATGGATTAGGCTCTAACACATCTTCAAACGCAGGTACTTTGTATAATGGGTCTTTGTTTGATTTCTCTTCTCTACCTGTAGGCGCAGTTGTTTCCATAACACTACAAACTTCTTTGCAACCTACTACTCAGCACTCTCACGACTTTACAATTTGGTTTAGCCACCAAACTGATAACGGTACTAAGCAATTTTCTTTTGTAACCGATGAAACAAGAACTCAGGGAAGACCAATAACACACACAATAACACTTCCTATTCTTGATGCAGGAATGAAGAATGGCTCAGGAGCATTTTCTATTGCTTCTACAGGTAACTTAACCGCTTACAATAACTTTGTATCTATATCAGTATTGTAATGGACCACAATGATTTAAAATTATTCTTTTTAAATTCTACTACATTGGCGGTATCTTTCTCTGCGCTTGAGGATACACTAAAACTTGTGCTTTTAATATTGTCAATTGTGTACACGGTCCAAAGGATGAACAACCTATATAACAAAAAAAAGGAGGACTAATGTCCTCCTTTTTGTTTGCAATTGTTTCCTAGGCAGTTGCACTCAACAGGCGCAATCTCACAGTATCTTATTTCATTCGTGTTCTTTTGTCCACGCTTCTTACTGCGAAGTAACCGCCTATCACGGTCAAACTTACTAGTTCCCATAAACCTATCCATTTTTCGCTGACATTACTAATACCGAATCCTTCAAAGAAAGTCATCAGTATTAAGAATATCATTACCGCTGCTAGGGTCAATGGCCTTACATTCTTGGATAACCAAGAATCGGAGTTCATATCAGAGTTCCATCTCTTACTTATCTCCTGTTCTATTGCTGCACGAGCAGCCTCTTTTTCCGCAGGGGTCTGCACAAATTGGTCTACCACATCTGCAACCGCAGACACAGTTTCCTTTACTGCTTTCCCCTTTAAGATGCCTAACCAACCGCTCATAGTTAACTCCCACAAGCCTCGCATTCAGGATTGTCAATGCTACAGGCGTTATCATTTTTCTCGCTCGTTGCGAGTTCATCTACAAAATCAGCGAAACTATCGCTCAATTCAAAATCATTCATCTTTTTCTTGTTTTAATTGTTCAGTATATTTATCAGGATTGATTAACCAATCATATTCTTTTTGTACATCAAACGAAGGACAAGCCTTGTTTGCAAATTCGTTATGGCCGTGAAGTGTAGCATTAGGGTACATCTCCATTAGCGCATCAAGTAGATTTGCTAGAGCCATAAGTTGCTCTGCATTTCTAGTATCTTTAGGTTTATTGTTATCATCAACGCCACCCACATAAACTACACCCACGCTCGTTCTATTATATCCTTTAGCGTGTGCGCCTACTTCGTGAATACTGCGCCCATTTTCAATAGTACCATCTAGTTTGACTAGGTAGTGGTAGCCAATCGTAGCAAACCCACGATTTTTATGCCACCGAGTTATCTCGGCAACATCTGATTCACGACCTTCAGGGGTCGCTGTGCAATGCAAGATAATCTTATCTATCTTTCTTGCGGATTTCTTTAATATCATACCTGTTTAGTTTTCTTTGCTTCCTTAATCCAAGTCCTGAGACATTCCATCGCATCATCAATTCCCTGTTCCTTACAGCGTTTAACGAATTGATATTTAGTCTCGGTCTTCATCGGTGTTGGAATCATTATTAATAGAGTTAGAATTAGTAAAAGGTTCGTCCCAATATAAAAATACTTGGTCGCTTTTATAATTTACATTACTCATTGATTAACTTTCTATAAGTTAGTTCCGCAACTAAACTTGAATAAATGGCGTGTAATGGGTTCAAATCTATCGCTGTATAGATGATTAGGCACGACCAAAAAGACAAGCAGAGAACGCAATTAAATGGCTTATACGGCAGGATGTTCTCTATAATCCATCCGTATGGTTCAAACACAAAAAGATAGGCAAATAAAAAACCCATCCCAATTGCAATAAACCAACCTTCATAAATCTCAATCATAGTTTTTGGCTTATATACTCATCACGAGTATACTTCATTAGTTTAAATTTCTTTTCTCCGTTTTCAATAACGCATACATTTCCCTTTCTTCGTTCTCCATACACATCACGCCACTTCAGGGAAACTATCTTGTTGGTCATTGTGGAGTATATCATTGATATGATAAGGTTCGCTGCGCTCTTGCCTTCTTTGTAGTAGTCTAGGAACTTTAGGCACACACGCATAACAGCCTCATCAATGAGAGACTGCCGTAGTTCTTGGTTTCCGTTGGTAACAAAAGCAAAGTTAGATATTTCCTCGGCTCGTTCTAAAATGAACTCACCCAAGTACTCGGTAATCCTACCTTGTTTTGCGGAGGCTACTGCCTCACTCTCAACGAAAGCCTTGTTGTATTTGATATTCTTCTTCAACCTTATCTAGTATAGAGGTAATCAGCATCAGATAATCTGAAAGTTCTGAGGTCTTGATGTTGAGTTCATAAGCCAAACCCACGAGTGTAACTGACCTTCCTTCACGGACAAGTCTTGATATAACCTCGTAAAGACTGATAATGAAGTCTGCTTCATCACTTGTGATTTCTTCGTATGTGTAATCAAGAGGCATAAGGTCTAATTGAACGAGCCTTTTCAGGGTCTAGTTTAGCAATTTCATCTATGTACTCGTTCTCTTTCCTGTAGGCTTCTTGATATTCCTCAATCGTAGAGTCCGAACCTAGATTGCAAAACAACTTGGCCATCTCATAAAGATATAGGTCAATGCGGTTCTTAATTAATTTACAAGTATGGTAGTTTCTATTGTCTAACATAATTAAATCCTTTTAGGTGTATATCTACGATGTAGGTGTTTTTCGGAAGAGTCTCATCGTAAGTGATTTTAACCCTCTTGTAATATTTCGGATTGTCATCAGGAACAATACCTTCACTAACGAGGGTGTCCGCCAAAAACTTGCTAACCAAAATCCCGTTATCAATATCAAGGCGAGAATTGTAGTGAATAGAGAACGCAAAACCCTCAGCGGTAAACTTATCAAATTCTTCAAGAACTTTAATACACTCTGCTTTGTAATCATCTTTATATTTCTTGCGAACAGCCCAATGCTTTCCTGCATAAATCTTGTTTAGGCTCGGTGGCTTTGGGAGTTCAATTCTTATTGTGTTATTGTATTCTGATTGTGTCATATATCAGGTCTTCAACATCTACGAATCTCAGATATGTAAACACATCCTTTTTGCTATAGCGACCTAGCCAACGGCCAAGGCCATCGTAGGGCTTGATTCTATTCTCACGCCATACAGCATCCTCGCTGTAAGGCTCACATAATTCTATGGCTCGGTTTCGCAAGTCATCCTTCTTGAAGACATAGAACGCTTCAGGAAATTGAAAGGCGATGTACTCTGCTTTGGATTCTTTGGCGCACCATCCGTGGTGTCCCCAAACATTTATAAACTCAAGTAGGATAAAGCCACTCTTGTGCATCGGCTTCAACCCCTTGACATCAATCTTCTTACCTTCCCAATCAAAGTCAATGTGCTGCTTATCTTCAGCGACATCAGTCTTGATTGCGTTGGTAAGTTGGCGGAATAATTCCTCCCCTTCCTTACCTAGGTTGAGGCAATGCTGAACTCGGTCATCACGAAGTTCAATGGATTTAGAGAGGTATTTTTCTAGGCTCATCTTTGTTTTCTTAGAGCCACCTTGAGTAGTATCAGGTAGCCAATTAAATCTTGTACGGTATCCTCAGTATCAGGGTTGATACCACGGCTCTTTATACGCATAAGTTTGTCATCAATCCTAGCGCACAAACTATCAACAGCATTCCCTTGCGAGAATATGTTTGCAGGGTTTACGGCTGAATCGCCATAAGCCTCGTTCTTTTCTAACAGGAGGTCAATGACTTCTCCTGAAACTTCAAGTATTAAATCTTTAGTGTTCATAACTCAAATATACCCTACTCATCGTAAAGGTTAACTTCTAGTTTATAAATCTTTTTAACATCTCCGTTCTGAATCACAATCCTTCCATTGGTAGGGTTGTAGAAGATGTACCTCTCCGTTGCTCCTGTATAATCAGAAACATCAAACTTGAAAGTGTTGTCGTTAATCACGATAAACACATCATTGTTTTCGGACTGTGCAACCTCCACCTGTTTGGCGGAGGATACATTAAATTTAAGGTAGGCCCTCACCAAATTGGCGAAGGCCACCTTCCGTTCAATAATCAGACTATTGAGCGTAAGCAAATCGTTTGTTTCCTTTTTCATCTAGTTCGTAGTATCGGTTAGACAACTTGTCAAAGTACAGGGTAACGCTCCCAAGTTTACCTACAATCTTCGGCTTCGCTTTAACGACTGTGATTTCAACTTGATTAGGTTCGTATGGTATTCCGTTACCATCCTCTAATCCGAATGGGCAACGCCATACATTAATAACCATCATCCCCTTACGGCTCCATTGCATACCACCTGCGATGTCATTCATCGTTGGCTTGTCTACATATGGTACCCCATTCTTGTACTTGGCTTGTTGGTGTTTAGTGTGTACGGTTACAATCGTGTGGTAATCCTTGTCCGCAGAATGCTTACGCACCTTGGTTAGGATTTGTCCGATTGCAATATCATCACGCACACCCTGAGAAACATCGGTCTTGATTTCCGTGAATGGGTCCACTAGGCAGCCATCAATCTTGATGAAGTTATCCTGCTCAATCTTCTCAACTGCTGTGTAGAATCCTTCAATGGTCAGGTCCTGAAGTCCTGAGTCAATGATATAGAAGTGCGAGTTGATGAACTGCAATGCTGCTTCAGTCTCCTCATCGGTAGCAGTAACCTTGTCGTTCACTAGGAACGGCTTACGCAGGTAGACCCACATAAGTTCTGCAAACACTTCAGTTGGGGAACCTGTCTCAGGCGAGTAGATTGCCCACTTCCATCCGCTGTACTGCGATAGGTTCATCATCAGTTCAAATCCGAACTGCGACTTACCTTGGTGCGCTCCTGCGTAGATGTATGTGGTGGACCCACGCTTGACTGAGTACTTGTCAAACAGGCTGTTGAATCCTGTCCAAGCACCTTTCTTGACTCCTTCATTACGGAGTGTGGTCAACGAATCTCTCAGTTCGTTGGCCGTGTAAATTAATTTCTGCATACTTTCTCTATTTATTATTTACCAAATTCTTTCTCGTAGTCGCTCTCTTTGTGTGCAAAGGAACGGCTGATTTCTTTTCTATAGAACTCCTTTTGTACATAGAAGTCGTAAATCTTTTTACCTGTCAGGCCGTTGAAGGCCATCATCTTAGCAATCATCTCAGGGTTTCGGTTGATATGCTCAATGGACTTTGCTCTCGTTACCATTTGGAATGGATGCGAGGCAGTACCCTTGTAGATGTTGGAGTATCCGTTGCCCTTCTTTACTTTCCAAGCAAGGCGCACACCTACATCATAAATCATTTGCCCATCCTCGCTGCCTTGAGGCATCGCTGAGTTCGGGTTAATATCAAAGTGTTCATCTAGTGGTCCTTTGTTTTCCATATTACATTTTAATTAATCGTAGTCTTCTTTGGTACTTGCGAATCAGCAGGGCTGAGTTGCTTAGTTGGTTTTGGATTTCAGTTGTCCATCCAAATCTACTTGCGTGTATCGTTAGATTTACTTGGTCAATCATAAGCATCTCAAGATACTTCTGAATTTCTCTAATGTGTTTTCTCTTTCTAGTCATAACTCTTTATAATAATAATCTGAGAATGCACTCTTCAGTTCCCATTGCCTGACCTCATCAGGTCGGTAGTACTTTATCGTGCAACTCGTTTCGGTTTCAAATATAACGAAGGCAACGATGTCAACTTCTTCATCATCCATTGCCTGTTTGTTTGCTTTCATAGAACCCTCGCATCCCTTCACGGAAAATCTAGTTGAGCCGTTTCCGTGGTACGCTGTTATGTCAGCATCATTAGTTGCGAAGTTACTGCTTTTTAGTAGAGAAGATGCTGTGTACTCAACACATTTTTTATTCTTCTCTAGTTCGTGTCTAATAATAAGTTCGGCAAGGATACCGATATACTCGGTGTAGTATTCCCTGTCCGTTGTTCCTAGTAGGACTGAGTTGATATTCCCTGTCCGTTGTTTGTGTGTACCCTGATACCTCTCCGAGTTTTCTTTAATCCGCAGGAGGGCAAACTCGTGGGCATACTCTTTAAGGTATTGTGGTATTGTCATTCCTGTTCTTTTTTTCCTGTTAGGTAAATCATTAATATACTAACGGCAATCGTTAGTATAACCACCATCCATTTGAACTCTATCATTTCTCTTTGGTGTTAAAGGTTAAAAAAAGACCCCATTAACTGCGTGTACCTTGCAGAACCTATGCGCCTTGTTCTTATGGGTAAGGGGTGGGGTCATCTCTTAATTATTAAAGGTTTGGTCAAATATTATTTTGATTTTTGGGTAGTCAATTAGACAACTACCCACATATTCTTCAGCAAACTCACACATCACCTCTTTCTCTTTTTCAAGCATTGATTCTGCCAACGCAATTATCTTATCATTGTACATAAACGGCATTGCCTCATCATCTTCTTGACGCTTCTTGATTATCTCAATCAACTCTTGTATTGGTGTTTTCATTTCTCTTTGGTGTTAAAGGTTTCTATTTTACACTTTGTCACACTATTACCTTACTTATGTGACAACATTGTAAGGTTATACCCTTACTTTGTATCATTAAACATATAAAAAGGGGGGCGAACCCCCCTTTTATATCTGCTTACATATACTTAGAAAGGCATATCATCCACATCGTTCACGGCTTGTGCAGGTTGGCGTTGGCCACCTTGAGGCATAGCCTGTTGCAGTTGGAAGTACTTACCTCCATCACGCTTATCTTTCATCTCAAGGTTTACCCAACCTTTCTCGTTCTTAGCGTTCATCAAAACCTCAAAGTCTTGAGGGCCGAATGCTACCTTAACGATTTCTCCATACTTAGTGTTTACTACACTTGTCTTTCCAACGAATACTTTGTCGCTCATCTTAATTAAATTTAGTTGTTTGTTAATAGTTCTTTTAGGTGTTCGTACTTAGAAGATAAATCTATGTACGCTGCTTTCAATCTTCCAATCTCCTCGTGGAGTGAAGCATCCGAGGAGTAATAATCTTCGGAGTATTTCTTGGCTTTGTTGTACGCTCTTGCGAAGCGCAGGTCCGCCATACGATTTTCGTGCGAGTGAATGAAAGTGTACACACCTTTAGGGTCGGTGTTGGTTACTCTTCCAATCTCCCTCGTACCAAAACCGAGGTCATTTAGTATAGCACAGGCAATCGCTCTGCCCATTGCTACTTCTTTTGATTTGCTCTTAGAGATAATGTCTACGACATTAACATTACAGGCACTTGCTGCGGACAGCAGCACCACATCTTCTAGGTTCTTAGAGTTCTCCAACCCTTGCTGAATAAGGATTGAAGACTCCGTTGAGGAATGTACGCTCATACAAGTCTATAGATTTTTTAAATTCATATTCGCCACTAGCAAGGAACTCATCACTTGCTTTGTAAATCCCTACCTCGTAGGGAAATTCTTTCTCAACTACTAGGAAGTAGAAACTATCTACACCGAACAATGTTTTGTACAGGTACGCCTGTTGGTTATACATCATCCATCGTGCGCCACGCTTCCACTCTTCAAGGGGTTTGGCTGAGGTCTTTAGGTCCACTAGGTATGTCTCAACTCCATCAAAGACTAAGGCATCTGCCTTGCCTTTGAGTTTGATTGTGTTGCCTAGGTCGGTAGTGTGTTCCATAACCGCAGGAACTTCGGGCTTGAAATCAATACCCATCAGTTCTTGAACCTCATCTAACTTGTTTAACTTATCGTACATACCCATCACTAGGTTGTAGTCCTTTTCAGGCAGGATAAGTTTGTCAGGATTCTCAGCGGCAAACGCTTTGTAATCGTTCGTACCTCGCCTTCCTGACCAAGGTAGTGCTACCTGTTTACCCTCTAGGAAAAGTGCGTGTAACGCTGTCCCTATGTCAAAGTAAGAGGCACTAGGGTAGGACCACTTACCTTCCCGCATCAAGTGAAACTTGGTCGGGGATTGTCTTAGTAGTTTCAGCATACTATTTGACAAGTACTCCTTGTCTGCGTAGTACGCTTCATCATCATTGAATTTTTCTAATACACTCATATTCCTTCAACACCCATATTTTGCAGGGTTCTTTCTAGCAGTTCACTAAGTGTGTACTCAATCGGCTGTGAAGCAGTCTTACCAATCTCTTCAATGTCCGCCATAAGGTCGGTCAAGAATGCGGTGTAAGAGTACAGGAACTGAAGTTCATAATCCCCACCGAGAAGGCAACGCTCTGCAAGTGCAGCCATATCCTCATCAGGCAGGTCCATCTCTGAAAGAAGTCCTGAAAGATACACCATCGGTGTATCCTTCAATCGTAGACCTCTTAATTCATCATCCCAACCACTCATTAGGATGCAAGGATTTCTTTACGCTGCGCTGCAGAAATCTCGTATTTACCTAGTGCGGCTTCTACCTTGTCAGCGGCTCCGTTCTTCACGGCTTCAATCATCTTGGCTTTGATGTCGCTAGTCAACTTCAACTTCGCATCAGTCTTCGCAGCCTTAGTCGGAGTCTTAGTATTCTGCTTTGCGATAGCCATTGATACCTCGTTGCTACTTGCAATAGAAGTATCAATACCGATACCGAGATTAGCCAATGCACGGCCCCAAGCAGATGTCTCGCAGTTCTCAACATAACTTGTCTTGTTAATGTATGAAGATGACTTGTCTTCCTGAGCGAAACCTGTCGCTCTGATAAAGCCATCGGCATCAGCAATCGTGGCCTTCATAACGCACGACTCGTTGTCTAGTTGCACCACCTCAGTAGAGAGGGACCAACCTTGGTAATCATCCGCTATGCGGAAGTACTTGATTCTTTCGTTAACCTCAACATACTCCTTTCCTTTGATGTTGGTTGTCTTGAACTTGTAGTTACTCATATAAAAAATTTAAATTGGTTACTTGCTTTGACCCAAATATACTACACAAAAACTAAACAAGGGGGTCTTCCTCGTAATTTGTGATAATTTTTTTCAGTAGGTCCACCTTGCTTCGGTTGTTTAGCAGGGAGGATTCTAGAATGGAGTGCATTCTCTCTTCAATACTGAACATCTCCTCAATGGAGGTCGGCATAACATTCTCAAAGATGTCTACCCAATTGGACATACAATCAATGTAGTCCCAATTGCGTACCTCTAACATCTCACTTACAACCTTGCAGGAATTAACTGCGGTGGCGTGGTTCTGATTGAACAGGCGGCCAATGGATTGTAAGGTCATACCTAACTTCTCTCTAAGAATAAATGTAAGACATTGCCTTGCGATAATCACGCTCTTTATCCTCGTTGGTGCGCTTGGGTTCACTCCGTACAACCTTTGGTACCTTTCGGTAAGTGAACTTAGGGTATGGCTTGAGATTTGTTTGTTCTTTAGGGTCATCATCTTTAATTGCTTTCTTTAATTTCGTTAATGCACTATTCAATCGGTTGCGATATTCTCTAGTGCAAATATCTAGGGCTACGCAAACATCGTTACGCTTTAGCCCCTCGTAAAATACTAGGCGGATTATGTCCGCCTCTACTTGATTCAGTTTAGCATCTAGGGTTCCCTTGATAAGTTCATCTAGGTTGTTGTACTCCTTGTCGTTTGATACCAACTTGGCTACATACAGGTTGAACTCATCATCGGTACTTCCGTAGGTCAGTTCTGATTCGCTGCGGGTGGGTACCCTGTTACGCCTTTCAATGGCTTGGTAGGCGTTCAGGATTCCGAACCTGAAGCAGGACATTACGGTCCCCATCATATGCTGTTCGCTCTCAAACTCCTCGCCTCGTTTCCATAATCGCATCACATTCTTGGCTGCCTGAAACGCTGCCTCTTCTACAACTTCATCGTTTTGGAAACTCATTCCGTAGTACTTGGCGCAGTAGTGCAGGAACCTGTTACTTGGTGGGAACCAATCTTTAAAATTCTCTTCGGTTATCTTCATCTCTTTATTATACTATTACTTATTATACTATTATTATAAGACTATCTCTTTAAGAGATAGTCTTTTATAATAATATTACTTACAACTTGCTGTTAATAACTGATTGCAGTAGTTGTTTGTTCGCTGCTAATTCCTCCTTCAAACCATTGTACTTTAGGTTCAGACTGCGATACTCAGTTCTTGCTTTCTCTACTTTCTCTTTGAGTGTTACGAGGTCTGAAGTTCGGACCTTGTGTATGTCAACAAATCTCTCAAACTTGTAGACAATACGAGCGGCCCTGTTTGGGTCGCTCAACTCTCCTTCTTCGTGTGCTGTCAGGAGTTCGTTAAGCGCATCGTATAGAACCT